CGAGAGAATCCTTGGCTAGGATTTTTACAAGAGGATGTTAGAGCAAAAAGAACAGGACCTATTGGTAACTTTGTAGGTTACGACGATCCTTCACCAAAAGCACCTTTATATTCAGTTTATGGCGCTATTTATACAGGGGCGTAAGTCCCAGTTCCGGAGGTCTCAAGTCCTCGCTGCGCGGGAAACAGTCGCTGCGCGACTGGTTACTTTGCCTGAAAAACAACTGGACGCATATTCGCAAGCAAAAAGCCAATAACCATACCTAGAAGAATAAGACCGATTTGATTCTCCTTAAAAGCCTCAAATGGGTCCTTTTTTTGCGCTCGCTCTACGGGGTACATGGGCTCGAATCGCCTCGGGGAGTCCATCTGGGACGGCCACTCATTTTCCGGTGGCGGGGCGCTTCTTGACGGGGGTTCGCTTTGTTGTTTGAGGAACGGTAGGTTCTCCATCACTATCACTTACATCACTCTCGCTTTTATCTGGTACAACAAATCCATCCAAATTTCCATCTTCATCAGCATCAGATTCGTCATCCTCCTCATCCTCCGTGTCCGTGTCGATATCCTCGGAAACATCATCCGGGTCCTCCGTGTCGTAATCATCTGCATCGTAATCGTCCTCGACCTGCTCGATGGGCTCGTAGCGCTCTGGAGGCTTGGACACGCGTCCGGAACGGGTTCTCGTCCCAGTTCCACAGGAACTGTTCCCCTCCACACCAGCAGCAGCCTCCGCGAGGGTCACGAGGTTGTCTGGAGGTGGCTGTTCTGCAGCCTGAGCCACGAGTCCTGCGGGGGCGAGGACAGTCCCTGCGGGACTGGGACTAGACGCGTGAATCTGCCGAGCAGATTCACTGCCCGTGGTTCTTCGCGTGGCCCGGGTCGCCGACATTTACTACATAGTCTTCGAATGTATTGTTTAAGTACCTTGGAAAGAAATAAAGCCCTTGTGAAATTGCATTTTCATTTAGAATAAACTCGCCTTCGAGTCCCAGATTGGTTGCAATGAGATTGAGCTCATCCTGATACTGTCCATCGTCTGAACGCCTGTTTCCAAGCGCCATGTCCCTGATGCTCTCTATGGCTGTGTACAAAGCAGCTGCTGCACTGTCAAGCTGCTGTGTCGAAGCCAACCGTTCGAACTCGTGGAGATTGTCCGAAAATCTCTGCCAACTGACTGGGTCCAGGCCCGAGTACGGATGGACCATGAGCTCGTACTTCTTGAATCTGGCTTTTGGTCCCATTGGGAATAAAATCCATAAGAAAATTAGAAGAAGGACTACCCACAATAGCAACATCGTTAAGTTGCTTTACTATTGATGGAGGAAGAATATGTTCACGACCATGAAACTCAGAACAGTCTTCATCGAAACACCTCTGGGATACGCGCCCTGAGTGAATCGAAAACCAAACGTGATTCGACTTGTGTTCTCTCTTGAGGTTTTCGCAGTACCTCGAGTCTGTCTGGACGTACCACCCGTCATACTCGTGTCTCTGGATTCGCTTCACGTGTGTTCGCTCCTGACCAGTCATGTACTTTTGAATAAACTCCTCGATACCCTTGACTTCAACAATCTGCCCCTCATCCTCCCTGGGTGTTTCATCCGCCGTCCTGATGGAAAAGAGTTCCAAGATTTCAACACTTGGTGTCTTGGAAAACTCGCGCGTACTATTGAGTTGTCTCCAGGGAATATAGGGATCTCCTGTAGGTTTCTTATGTGACCAAAGCATCCTGAGCCCCGAACCTCCGTACACTGAGGCATCAATCACAGTGTCCCAAGGTCCCTCCCCCAAAGCTTGAATCAATTTTGTTCTAAAATTCAAAGCTTCTGTCCTGGTGACTATGAGTCTTGGCCAGTGAATATGGACCCCTGACTTGATCAGACCTTCTGCGACAGGTCGTGGACGTGCCCGAGCAATGAGACACTCAGACACTTTGTCCCCTCCCAGAGTTTCATGAATTATGGAACAAAATTGGAGGAGGTCTTCGTCACTCAACTTTTCCTTAGCCTTGTAGTCCAAGTCTACGAAAAACTTGAACCGGTCCGTCTTTTGCTCAACCACAAACAATTTTGATCCAAAATTAATTGTCTGACAATAAGCTTGGTGGAACTCCCGAATTTCCTCTGGGGGTACCAGAAGGACTCCACCGTCCATGAGGACATGGGTTCCTCCGCCCCTTGGGACCTTCCACTTTTCCATTACTGAATTCAAGCGCCTGTGCTCTAACTAACAATAAAGCTATCGGATGTATTTTATATATGGCTCGTATTCATACTATTTTTCCTACGTTAATTTCAGTTGAAAATTTAAACGATGAATTTCAAACTAAACATGAGAGTATCTATGAAAAGGCACTCGAATATAAGAAAACTTATCCATCAAAAAAGAAATGGAATTGTTACACGACCATAGGTCATGATTTATTGCTAAACAATTCATTATTCAAAAATATAATTGAGAAATGTACTGAAAAAGTTCAGAAGTTTTCGGAGACATTTGGTATTAATAGAAAAGTCATATGTAACCAAGCATGGTTAAATATAAATAGTACCGGTCAAACTCAAGAAATTCATATTCACGCAGAAACTACTTTCAGTGCCGTGTATTATATAAAGGTGAATAAACATTCAGGTATGATACAGTTTGTGCACCCAGGTGAATTATTTAATAGAAAATATATAGGAAACGAAAGATCTAGGGAAACATATGAACCACTTGAAGGAGATCTAATAATTTTTCGCTCAAATGTACCTCATAGAGTTATGCAAAATGAGTCAACAGAAGATCGTGTGAGTTTAGCTATGAACTTTTTACTCGTCATCTGAAGAGTCACCCGTTAGAAAAGCCCAAAAAGGTTTGGGCTTTTTCTGTTGCTGTTGTTGCTCCTTTGCCTTTTTAGCTCTTTCTTGAATTTCTTCAAGTTCTGTTTCTGCCCTTTCAATCTCATAGTGAAGCTTACGAATAGTCGTTGCAGCTGCTAAATCTTCAGGTTTGGTCTTGGTATCGTTACACAGCTTGAGAAGGTGTGTAGCGAGCTCAATTTTGCTCTTCGTCATGTGTTATTTTCAAGTATTTTTAAACACGCAAATTGAACGGGGTTTTTTGCGTCGTGGTCAGAGCCTGATGAAACTCTGGGTTCCCTAGGACGTGCTGACGTATCATCGGCCAAAGGTTCCCCTTTTTCGAAATTTCGGCAAGGCTTTCAAACTTACAATCATCATTTTCATCATAGTTTTTACGAAAAGGAACTTGGTTCCCTTCCATTTTTTCCTTTTCTTCATTGAACCTTTTCACGATGTGTTTGTGCTCAATGGGAGTCATGGGCATATCAAACACATAAACGTGATAGTGATTTATAACATCGACCCCATCCTCAATGTCACGAGGTTCGGGGGTGGAGGTGACAAACTTAAAATAGGCATATGAGCCTCGTTTTAAGTTTATGGTCCCACGTGTTTCCTCTTCGAGTTCTCGAACCGCGCATCGGAGCGGGTTGTAGACCTCTCGGCGGCGACATCCGCCAGTAACGAATGTCCATTCCTGGTATCTTCGGTCGTGAACGACCAAAAAATGAGGAACATCATTCACGTGGGATACTGGTATCGCTATTGCTTTGTGTCTTTCTCTGGTCATTGTCCTCTACTGATATTTCTGGTACAAAAAAATTGTTGAGTCTTCCCGAGCGGGGATTGTAAGTTACGAGAAACAAGATACAAGCGATAAAAGCCCACACGAGCCAATGCATTTTCTAATTTTTGGGCGGAAAAAACTCCGAGTTAGTTGGCGTAGAGCAGCGAGCCGAGACCGTTCTGGATACGGAAGATGTTGTAGTTGACTGCGTACAGGTACTGAACTGGGTAATTGATATTTGGATTGGCGAGAGCGGCTAAACCACCCGTGAGGGTCGATGGTACGACCAGACGGAAATTGTCGAGGCGAGAAAAGTTGAGCGTGCCGGTTGGCTGCAGCTTGGTGGTGTCCAGACAGTAAGAAATGATAGCCACGTTGGCAGTGGTGTTGTTGTGGATGTATCCGTATGGAGTGTTGTAGTACTGTGGAATATCGACCCAGTGAACCATATGGCGGGAGTCGCCCACATCCACGCCGTTCACCTGCGTCTTGAGTTGGTAGTTGGCGGCGGCTACAGAGCCGTTACCGTTTGCGTAAATCTGGGTGTAGTTCACACAAGGGAATGCGATAAACTTGACGGGTTGAGCCAGTGCAAGCTCCTGGACTGGGTTAGAGCCCATGACCACACGCTGTACCTGGGTGATGAGCAAGTCCTGTTTCTCCTTGGCGAACCAATCACGCTCGGACTGGTCCAGGTACACGAAGTTGGACCATGCCAGGTACTGAAGCTGGGAGTAAGGGGTGACGGTATTAGAAGTTCCTGTGAAGAAAGAGACGGTCGTACCCGCCAGAATTGGACCGGGAATCTGGGATGGGTAAGTGACAATGATGGTCGAGCCGAGGATATTAGACACGTAAATTGGACCGTTGAAAGGCAGACCAGCCACATATTGACCGATTGCCAGGGATCCAGCACCGCTGTAGCTAGACACCTGTGTCAGTGTAAGGGTGCTCGTTGTGGCGGCGGATGTACCTGCAGCGACCGCGAGAGGAATCTGGGCGGAAGCCACTGGAGCGTAGGCAGAGAGGGCACCACCCACGGATGCACTGAAGATGGAAGCTGCGTTTATAACACCAGTGTTAGATCCGGCGATAAAGATGTTCGACCAAGCTGCGTTGGATGTGAGTGTGGCGGTTGCGTTCGAGGAAAAGCCCTGGACGACCACCACGTTCGCCTGCAGGTTAGAGGTGGCAGAGGCGAGGAGCATGCCGGGGAACAGAGGACCGATGGTCTGGGAAGTAACCAAGTTTGCCGTGTTGGAGTAGGCGAAGCTTCCCTGGGACACGCTGAAAACGTTCACGGTTCCGTTAGGAGCGCTCAGAACTGGGTAAGTGGTGGGACCGACGGTGATGTTCTGGTTCAGGTAAGGAGACCAGGTGATGCGAATCTCCACATCGTGGAACTGGAGACCGATCAGGGGCAGAGCCAACGACCACTCCTTGCAGAAGAAAAACTTGAGAGGGAAGAATGCATTCTTCTGGTTATTAGGACCAGATGGGTTCAGGTTCAGGTACCGCTCGGAGAATGTGCGACCACCCACAATTGGCTCGATATCAGCCATGTACTCAAAGTCCTGGGTGTCCACAATCTGACCGCCGATGAGCAACTCAACCTTGTCAATCACCTTGGACCAGTCCAGACCCGTGATACCAGCACCGTTGTTATCACGGGCTGTAAAGTACACATATGACAGAAGGTCGCCCTTCTTCTCGAAGCGGATCGTGGAAATACCGTTCGCAATTGGAGTTCCCTGAATCACCTGACGCTCAACAGAGTTGGCATAGTGAGTGTAACGCTTGTAATTCGACCGGTAGAAAGAAACCTCGGGCTTGCCGGTGAGCCAAGCATCCTGAGGTCCGACGGCTACGAGTTGAACAACACCTCCCGACATTTACTTTGAGTCGATATTTTTTTAACGGAGCTATAACTAATTTACGGAAACCGTATTGAAAGGCTTGGTGTCCATTACTGGGTCAGCCTGCTTGGGGGCGGCGAGAGAATACGCCAAAGGATTCTTTTCAAGTTGTTGAATTGCGATATCAAGGAAATCTGTCTGTGCACGTGGATTTGGATTTGGTTTGAATTCATTGAGAGGATCGTCGAATGTGGGGGGTAAGACACCACGTCCCTGGTTGGAGCCGGTGGGACCCATGGGTGGTACTGGGAGATTGTATGCCTCTGGGCGGAGCTGTGTGGCGGCACCAACCTGGTTGACTGGGTCGTTGCGAACGTTCATACGAGCACCGTTCGCTGCACGATCAGGCTTGGAGCGATCGCCACTTGCACGGGTGAGTGTGGTATCTGTGTAGCACGTCTTGCCCTCGGCATAGGGCTGTTGAACGAAGAAAGCCGGAGGACCTTCCGAGAGCGTGTCCGAACGGAAGCCTGTTTCTTGGCGCTTTGTTGTCATGCGAGTTTTAAGGAAATCTGGACGACCCTCGGGAGCAACGAAAGCGCTTTGAGGACCACCACCGCCATATGCACCTGGCGAACGGTAAGCAGTCTTGGTTTGAGCGGCTTGGTGCGTGATATCACCGATGTATGCAGCACCGCCATTCTTAACCACGGGATTAGGAGGACCTGGACGACCTTCAATCGTTGTCAATTTCTCTTCATTAATATTCACTGGCAAAGCACGGAAATAGTCGTGGAAACCACCAGCTGCGCGAACGTTCGGTCCGACGCCCAGACCTGGACCGACCGTGTTGGGCGCCTCGAGAGGGCTCACGTTATTCATCTTATTCGTGACATATTGACGGTTGTACAAATCATAGACGGGCTGACCGTATGGAAAACGGGAATTTGTCTGTGTAATGTCCTGAAGGTTCGGAACCGCCTCTTTTGGCTGAAGACGGTAGTCACCGATGCGCCGACCTACATCTGGAAATGTGTTGAACGAATCAGTAAAGTCTTTTGTGTGATTACGGGCGTTTGACATGAGATCAATATCACGACGAGTCAGGGGTTTCGTGTTTGCTGGGATTGGTTTACGGCTTTTCTGGGGGCTATCACTGCGCCCGTCCGCAAGAGTCTTACCGGCAAACACAAGACCAACTACGGCTGCTATAGCCAAAGGGTCCATTATTACTATTCAGATATCTTTTTATAGAACAGTGAAAAGGACAGTTCCTTCGGAACTGGGGCTCAACGCCCAAAAGTTTTTGGTTTTTTGCTGTTGTAACGCTGATCAAAACGGTCGTTCTGAATGTCACCAAAAGTGTTGATTGGGTTCCACCACAGAACACGGAGTGGCAGATTCACATACGTGTTGGGGAAATCGTACGCCTTCTCTGACCAGCCCTTTTTCCATGCAGATGTCGTTTGCTCACGAAGAGTGCTCTCCACGTCTGTTTTGTCTGCAAGGACCACCTGAGCAGGACCAAACCACACTCCCTTCTCAAGAGTCAATGGGCTCGTATCGAGCGTTGGCATTTTATTAATAGATGGGTATATTTTATTTGCTTCCGGCACCGTAACCACCTCCATTTCCTGCACGCATCTGGACACTCTCTGGGAAGGCGGAGTAGAACCGGTCTGGATCGCAAGCGGCTCCTCCTTGGTCGTTACATTTGGGTGCAAATGGCTTACCAAAGGCTCCGTAAGCGAAAGCAGCCATATCGTTAGGAATAGTGCTTACAGGTGCTGTGTAAAAGTTGCGCTCGGCATCACGCTGACGTTCGAATGGATGAATCTGGCTCCAGGTATTCTGGACCTCTGTGCGCATGCTTGGGTACCAGGCAGCAGCTGGACGGTCTGGAGCATCTACGTAATCACTTAAAAGTACATTTCCCATTGGATTATCAAAGGTCGGAAGAGTCACATTATCACGGAGAGGATCTGGAGCACGTCCGTCTGTGACAGATCCACGCAATTTTCCATCAGAAATCATATTCATCGTGAAGAGGTAGTACAGAATAGCAAGTGCGAGGATACCAAGGGCAAATACGCGGGGGTCACGGTTAATGAGATATACTAGACAGGTGGCGTACAATATAAAGCGAGTCGTTGCAGCGACGCGCTCTCGTGCCGACTGGGTGGCTGTCGGCCAAAACTCAAGGAGCTCATCTGATTTAAAAATCTCCCTTGGATCCATTCTGGTATTTGGTAATATTTTTTACAGAGAGTCGCCTTTGTTTGCCCGTCTCTTGGGAGGTGCTCCTGGAAGACCTGGAAGACCTCCTCCCGCGAGGAGTTTATTCATCATGTTCTGAGCCGCATTCATAATGGCAGCCTCGTTGAGTTCACCACCAGCCTCGGAAAGACCCTTTGCGCAATTCTCAGCCTCAGACTCTATAACACTCATAAACTGAGGTGGAATCATTTGGAGAGTGACTCCAAATCCATACAAAGAGCTGATGTATTGCCAGATTGCCTGTCGAGTCGTCTCTGAAACGTCATCCTTCTTCCAAAGCTCGTGGAGATTCAGTTGCTCTACAAACTCATTTTCCTCACAGAAAAACTTGGAATCCTTCTCCATAATTTGCTGAGCCCATGGAGACAACTTATTCATAACCTTTTTATAGGTACGCTCATCCTTGTGTTTTTTCAACATTTTCGCAATAGCTGGTTCCTCAGGGAACGTCTGTGCGAGCTCACTGAGAAACTGGGAGTACATTTCGTTAAATGCACTGGAAGACGCCATATTCTATTGAATCTTTATTTCTTTAAGGTTTTCAAAATGGTTCCTTTGAAACTGACCCATGTGAGCCCTGACCCTGGCTCACAATAAAGTATACTAAGAGACCGACCAAAAAAGCAGGCTTGAAATAATCTGAATTTTTCACCTTTTCGTCGCCATTCATCTTGCTTCGGATGAATATGTACCCCATGGTTACGGCGGCAGCAATGACGGCAGCACTTGTGGGTTCCTGGAAATACTGTTCCATTTCTATTATTTGGAGAGATTAGATTCACGGAATTTTCTTCACGGCATCTGGGGCGTCATCGAAGAGGTTATCGTTAGAAGGTGGAGGAGCCGGTGTTCCCCCTGGAACGGACGGAGGTGTCAAAGAGTTGTTGACCGTCACGGTATCGCTTCCCCCGGGCGTCTTACCAAACTCCATATTGGGCGTGTTCTGTGGCAAACCTTCAACTGCCGGATCGGTAACTTCTGGGGTATCAAACTCCTCTTGGGGAGCGTCGGGAACCTCTTCTACTTCATCCTCTTCGTCAAAAGCCATCCCCTGGTTCTCTTCTGGAAGAGTCAAATAAGTGTCTAGAATTTCAGCCATGGGTACAAGGTACTCGATAGTCTCTTTTATGTGTTCGGCAAATCTCTTTGCAAGCTCTCTTTTTCTGTGTTCATCTGAATGATTCTTATTCACAATGATATCTGGGTCTTCGTATAGATCCTTTGCACAATTGATATAGCACTCCTGGACAAATACGTCATTTGCAGGAAGCTTGATGGATATCTTTTTAGACTTTTTATCGGTCCGGATAGCACTCAGAATCTTGACATGAATCACAAAAACAGCCGCCAAGAGCTTGGGGAACATGGAATTGCTCTTGACGATCGCCTCTGTATTTCGATGTGAAATTGAGGAATTCCACGTCTTGACGTCACGAAGGAGTTGCTGGAACACCTGGACTGTATTCTTCCCTTTGGCTTCCTTTTGAGCCTCGAGCCAGATTTCCCAAAACTGTTGTATCATCACCGGAGTCATGGTATCACAAAGTTTCTTGGTAAAGCGGCGCTCAGATTCATTGATGAGGTCCATTAGTATCAGCACAGGACTTATTTTGGGCTTAAAAACAGCACTCGTTTTCTCAGTAAAATGGGTTGGGGTATTTGCTTTGCGCTCGATGCGAATGACCGTGTATACTGTGCAGACGGGTGTAAATGGCGCTCCAGAGCGTCTGATTACGCTGAATATCCCGAGTGGCCATCAGCTCGCCAATCGGTCCTGGACTATTTCGAGGGTCCGGCGCATAGAGAGCTCGATATGATTCGGGACGAGTTTCCAGGCACGGCTGCAGGTCTCCATGCTGCATGTGAAGAGCATATCGGCTCGGCTCTCGGATACTATGACCGTCTGAGCGACGAGGAAAAGCAACAGCTCCATGACGAGAAAATAGAGGAAATTCAATCGGATCTTGATCGTATCAAGGTGGAACTCGAATCTGCCCTTGAGAAGTACAAGTACTGTAAGAAAGCCTGGGAGGATTACAAAAAAGGTCCGCCCAAGGTGAAACCGGCAAAGACGCGCGCGGATGAGCTTCGCGTGACTATGGTACCATTTCGCATCGAGCTGGAAATGGAGGAGGCGGCTGAGGAGTACGACCGACTCAAATCAGTCAAGGCTCACTTGACTCGGCTTTTGAATCGTGAAAAGAAGTTTTCACTTCTTTCGTAGTTTACTCGCCATCTTTTGCAAGTTTACAAGGTTTGGAAGTTCAACCTCTTCCACTTCTTCGGGAAGCATCTGGTGTATCGGGGGTTTCTTCCACCACACTTTAATATCTAAAGGTCCCATGAGGTTGACTATGTAGCCGAGGCGCTGAAGCTGTCGACACATGTACCGAACTGTTGTCGGTAAATCATATTTCGGAAAACCAATCAAAAATACAGGGACGGTCAGAATACACTCTCTCTGACCGAGCTGTACTGAAGTCTTAATTTTTCTACAAAATTGTTCGAGAAGAGCTTTATAAAACTCTTTTCGAGCATTTTTACGTGCATGTTCCATTTTTGCAATGTCTTGAGCAGATACAGACATTTCCTAGTATTTCAGGAGGACTTTTACTCTTTGTTCAGGCGCGGGTACCCAGATTTAGATTTGTAATGACCGGAGTTTCTGGGCGAGTTGCCAGTATGGCTTTCAGTTGATTTGAAGAGCTGTCCTGAACATCCTGGTAAGGCTTGTATACGTCTGGTTTGTATCCAGCATTAGGATCAGGCTTTGACGACTCTGAAATACTTGTAATATCAACTGAGCCATCCTGCTTCACCTTTGCCCGAACATCATACTGATTTCCTAGAAAGTGTTTGGTGTTATAAAACATAAAACGAGTCGCATAAGATCCGTCACCCTGTGGTGTGATGAAGAGGGTTTCGAGGGGGTACTCGTCAGGCTTACTCTGCTGGACCTTTTCTATGATTGCCTGTATTACATCAGCAGGGACGGGTATGTTTCCGTCGTTGGCGACTGGGGGCATGTATCCCGAAACATTGACACGGTTGTTCCACACGAGGAATGCCACGATAATCACGAGCACCAGGATAACCAGGTCCTTCATTAATAGTAGGCGCGAAAATCTTCTGTCCAAAAAAAGTGACGTAATTTAAATGGCCCTCTTGGTCTACTCGGATAAATGTAGATTTTCAGGTCAGCTTATGGAATACATTAAGACTCAACCTTCACTGAACGAAGTCATCAGATATCATAACGTCACCACCCTGGGCGTTCCGTCCAAAAAGATTACTAAGGTTCCTACCCTTGTGACGAATGAGGGAGTTATGAAGGTCGGGGGTGATATCAAACCCTGGCTCGAGTCTATGATTCCATTCGAGTTTGATGCGTGGGACGCAAGTGCAGGTCTGTGCTCGAGTATCGATGGTACAGAAAATTCTTCACTTTTTGAGTTTGACAATTTTGGTCAGCAACTTCAACCCGAAATTACACCTGAACTTGAAGCTAAAATTTCATCAAATATTACAGATGCAATGGCAAAACTTAGAACATCGAATACTTAGAGGAAAAACGCACGTGTAAATTAATGCACCTAAAGACTATCCAGGCATCGGCGCTCAAATCTGTCTTTGAGGTTCTAAAAGATATCATCAATGACGTGAATATTTATTTTACTGAAAAGGGTGTTCACGTCTTGACTCTGGATACTGCCCGCGTCACGCTTGTTCATATGGTGCTCGGTGCCGAGAACTTTGAAGAGTACGAGTGTCCCCACAATATCATTGCTGGTCTGAACATGGCAAATGTTTATAAGCTCTTGAAGTCGGTGACTAGCCAGGATACTCTAACCATGAGCATCACGGGCAGGGACTATATGGACCTGACCATAGAAAACCCAGTCAAGAAATCATTTACTAATTTTAAACTAAAATTGCTTGACATTAACGAGGACATACTTGACCTCCCGGATATCCAGATGGACCTCGTGACCACCATGCCCTCTATAGATTTTCAGAGATATACCCGTGACATGGGGAACTTGGCAAACGAGATTAGCATCTTCCGCAAGGGACCCGCACTGGAACTCAGTTGTATGGGTGATTTTGCCGACCAAAAGACGAGCCTAGACTGTGGAGGCGAGGATGATGATCCCGACGTGTGTGTCGGTGGAGTCTTTAGTCTCAAGTACATAAACCTGTTTACCAAGGCGACAAATATGTGCTCGAGTATTCAAATTATGCAAGATTCGAGTAACGAAAATATGCCCATAGTGTTCAGATATACAATAGCAAATCTTGGAGACCTGAAGTTCTATTTGGCACCCAAAATTGATAATTAAGAAATAATGTAATGACAAAATAAATGGAAGCAAGGTACGAGGAAAGGATACGAAACTGCAAGGACGAGAGTGAACTAGCAGAGTATCTTTTACAGTGTATACCTGTACTTCGGGAATATACAGGGGTTTCATCTCCTACAGTTACGACCAAGACGATTGCAAATCTTCAGATTTCTTCACGAAAAGGAGTTCAGAGAAATGATATATATAGAAAGTATCTAAAAGAAGTTGAAGACGAGGATGCACCCGTTGAGAAAAAGTCAGAGGTTGACTATGACCCGTGTAAAAACTGTGGTAAAGTGTTTACAAAAATTCATGACGAGACTCAAAGCGACGTGATATGTAAAGAGTGTGGGTACTCTGAGTTTTACATGACTGAGGAACTTGGGTTCAAGGAGGAACAGGAAATTGAAAAGAATGTCGTGTACTCTTACAAACGTGAGAACCATTTCAACGAATGGATTTCACAGTTTCAAGCGAAGGAGTCGACGAGCGTCCCCGAGGAGGTGATTGGTCAGCTCCGTACAGAGTTTCGCAAAATGAAGATTAAGAACCTAGACGAGATTACTCATGAAAAGGTTCGAGCCCTTTTGAAAAAGCTCGACAAGAACAAGTACTATGAACACGCACCTTATATAGCGACTATACTCGGTGGGATCACTCCTCCAACGATGAACCAAGCACTTGAGGACAAACTCCGCCTCATGTTTCACAAAATTCAAGCACCGTTCGAGAAGCACAAGCCAGTTGGTCGGAAAAACTTTTTGAGTTACTCATATGTACTTTATAAGATGTGTGAATTACTCGGAGAGGATAGATACCTTCCGTGTTTTCCCCTTCTCAAGTCCAAAGAGAAACTTTATATTCAGGATCAAATTTGGAAGAAAATATGTGAAGAGCTCGAGTGGGAATTTATTCGAACAATATAACCTCTGGTGCGAGTGCATGACACGTGGGAAAGTTGATGAGGTACCCCTTGGTCAAACCGAGGAGCCTCATGTAATTCTTAATTTGGATCCGAAATTGATCCGTGAGACGGGCGACCGACTTGAGTTCGATCACTGTTCCGTCCGTGATAATATCGGCTCGTACATGTCCGATATTTTGATCTTCATATGAAATGGGAATTATCCTTTCCGTTTCATATGATATTCCGCGCCTTCGCAGAGCCACCTCAAAGGCTGAATGATACACACTCTCAGAGTACCCAGGTCCTAGTTTTGACCATATATCTTGAGCAATATCCTCCATATTTTTAAAGATTGTATATTCTTTTAAACCATAAGACTTGCAACAAAGCGCGTCACTGGGTGTGGAATTGTGTGTGTAAGAGCTTCTGAACGAAACGCATTTTTATGAGCTCTTGAATACCTATCTATTATCTTGAGCATTTTTGTAAATGCAGCTCGTTTCGATACAGTAGTTAATGGACCGAGAGCACTTATGATTCTTTTCTTTGTAGCAACTGATAGTCTAGTCCAGTTTTGTGATCGAGTGAGTATTCGAGTCATATTTTCTCTCTGGTTTCTGTTAAAAGGTTGATAATTGTTAAGACGATTGTACTTGTTGAGTATATTTCGTGCTTTTGTGTGAAGTTCTGGAGAATTTGCACGCGCCTGTGCAAAGTTTTTAATGGAGTTTAAGAGTGACTGATACTCTGTTTTCCCCGTGTACCTCAGTAAATTTTTCAAATTACTTAAAGTATTGATGAATTTTGCTTTTGAATTGTTCACCTTTTGAGTTCCTCCGAGTTGTACATGAATGAGACTCGGTCCTCTTCGTGGACTCGGCATCCTTACTAGTATAAAATATTTAAAGTGTAAGCCTTAGAGTTGCAGCCCCGTAATTCACGAGCCTAGCCGGTGTTGAGCGCTCGAGTCCACGGACGTGAAGTTCCTCCCGAACGATACCGGAGAGGTTTTCAACTGCAAAATATTTCAAACTTGTAATGAGCCACGCAATCATGGTGATGATACCAGACCTGACAATCTCTGCATTGGCAGCAGTCCTTCCAGTCATACGACCAAAGTACGAGTTATTGTATCTATAAATTTTGTTTATAAAATTAGACGTGCGTCCTCCTCCCCTGTAACTCGCGTAGAAAGCCACGGTACCAACTGCCAGATTGGAAGCGTTGGGACGTAGGGTCCCAGTCTGAAATTTGTGGTAAAGGACAGCCATTATAGATGAAGCTCCCGCCTCTATGTGATTTTCGTATCCGGCAAAGTAAGTCTGGACTATATTTTTAAATTTTAAAAAGGAATTGAGAGTGAGTTTACGCACCTTGAGTGCGTCGGCTGAAGTCATGGTTAACACATAGTTATTGAGGTACAAAAGAACCATGAGTGTAATGATCAAAGCAACAATACGACGCGCCTGTCCCTGACGAAGACGAGGACGGTTATTGTTGTTCTGATTCGGTGACCTCCTTCTCTGGTGAACGACGACTGGAAGTTGGCGTGCGTTATTATTATTGTTCATCGCTAGCTACTATCTCACAAGACTTTTATACAGTATACGCGGTGCTTTGCGAATCACGGACCGTTTGAGTGCTCCATAATGGTTTGGGGCGTGAACTTTCGCCTTGTTGAGTGCGATCCGAGCAATATTCTTGGTATGAGGCGAGAAATTGCCAGGTGAAAAGTAATAATTGATCATTGCATTCACAAGACTATTTGCGCGTCTGTTTCTGTTTGAGTTTGTCGAAAGGGCAAAGTTGATTGCGGTCCGACCAAGCGCTTGGGCGTGGCGATTGTTCGCAAGACCGCTGATCCTGAGAGCAGCCGGTACGAGGGTCTTTGCCATTTGGACAGAAGCTTTTCCAGTGGCAGCTCGAACCGTCTTCGAGTTACCTACAAGGGAAAGAGGTCCGCCTACGAGACGTGGTGGGCGACTTGACATTATTTCTACTATTTACTTTGCAAATTTCTTTGCGTACTTGGCATGGACCCACTTGGCATCCTGCTTGTAAATGCGCGAGGCGCGGGGGGCGGTGCGCTTGGTCAGCGTACTGATGGCGATCAGACGCTTGATGACTGCATGGGGGTCCTCCTTGCCCTTGGTGACCGCCTTGACCAGGGACTTGTGGCGATTCGTCATCGCCTCCACTGGGTGGTACCCGTAGCGGGTCAACATGCCCTTCTTGAGACTGCCGATGACCTTGGGACCTTTTCCAGCCGCACCCACGTCTGGGATGGGGAC